AGAACACTTCTTCGGGGTCGTAGCCCATCTTGATGAGTTCCGATGCCCGGATGAGCATCTCTTGACCCACCAGATCGCTGGTGTCGAGGCTCTTCGCGCGCCTAGAGATGCGAAACTCGTCGGGCGGGATATTGTCGACGCACAGCGACGGGGTGCTCTTGAGGTATTTGACGGTCACGGAGGCAATCAGACCGGTCGACGGGTCCACTTGGCCGCCGTCGACGACTTCCGCCTGCACCTTGGGGTTCTCGGTGAGTATCCCCTGCAACTGCTCGGGGGTGATGTTGCGGAACAACTGCTGCTGGACTTCCGTCTTGGTTTCCGTCCACCACTTGACGATGCCTGTCTTGAGCATCAGGGCGTCCTTGAAGGCCGCGTGGAGGATCGTGAACCCGTCGTTTTCCTCCCAGAACTTGTAGCGGACATAGTCGGTGGCCTGCTCGGCCATCGGGACGTCTGCAGCGCTGTTCGGGCTGTACATGACGACATGTTCGGTGCCAGCGAAAATGCGCATGAGGGACGGCATAATCGACATGACCGTGTCGCGAACGTCCGTCGACACAATGGTGGACTGCGACGGGCTGTCGTCGTCCCCGAGAAGTTCCCCGAGGGTGGTGGGGTCCAATTCGTCGGGCACGATTAGTTCGGGGGAGACACCGTAGTAGTACCGCATCGCCTCCTCACGGAACGGGGCGAGGTCGGCGAAGTCGTAGTTTTCCGCGTCGTCGATCAGGGCCTTGACGCTGGCCTCGTAATCGCTCGACGCCCCGTTGTCATCGGTGTCGTTGACATTGGCCATCGGCCCGGTCGGCAGATTAGTAAAAATGCGGTCCATTTATGCGAGACCCCTTATCCTGCGACGAAGCCTGCCGCCGCGCATTGAAACCACATTGGCCGCGCCGATGTAGCCGACCACTTGATTGAGGGAAACCGAACCGACGCGGAAGGCATCGGCCGGGTGGGAAGCCCAGTTGTGCACCGGCTGGCCGCTCGGCCCCCGGTGATAGTTGCGGAGAGCCGTGCGACCTTCTTCGGTCTTCTCGGCGTCAAAGTAGCACAGCGGCAACACGGTCCGCGTGGCATTGATACCGTCCTCGACGCGATGGATCGGGCAGGGCCAGATGTCCCCGAGCAATTCCATGAGGACTTCAAAGCGCGAACGCCCGGTCCCGAGCTCGCGGGCCTTGACGTCATGGGGCAGGATATGCAAAGCGTAGGTGTAACCCTTGGCTTTGAGGGCTTGCGCGTAGAAATCTAAGCCCTTCCCACTGTCCGCCAGATAGTCGATGATGTGGAGCTCCCGGCCGACCCGCTGCACGAACCAGATAACCGTCTGGTCGTCCATGCCAAGGTCCCACCACGTGAACACCGGGCAGGAGGGATCGTACGGTACCGAAGTTATTCTGCTCGGCTGCGCAGCCTCGAGCTTGTTCAGGATATCGCCGTAGTACGCGCCCTCGACCGGGGCAGCGAACGAGCACAGCATCTCGCGTGCGAACTCGTCCGGCGACATATCCTTGGTCATCTCGACGACTTCGTCGGGGTGCAAGGCGTCGGTCTGGGTGACCGGGATGACGAAGAAATCCCAATCCGGGTCCTTGCTGTGGTTCTTCTTCAGGGCGTGGAAATGGTCATCGCCGTTGCTGGTCCCCGAAATGATAGCCCAGCCCCGGTAGTCGGCCAGACACGGCCGGACGACCGTGCTGAGCACGTTGGGGTTGAGGAGCGAGAACTCGTCCATCACGACGCCGTCGAAGTACAGGCCGCGCATGCGCTCGTAGGCGCTGGAACCCCCATAGAGGTTGATCAGCGCCCCGTTGGGCAGGGTGCACTGCAGGTCGCTCTCGGAATAGCTGACGCCGGGCAACACCGAAGTGTAATACTTCAGGTATTCCCAGATCAGATCCTTGGTCTGCGCGAACGTGGGGCCGATGTACGCGTAACGTGGCGGAGGATACGCTCGCGTGTTGGTAAGGGCCTGCTTAATTTCTTCATTAATTTCGGCGACAGACTTCCCCGCGCGCCGATGCGCGACAACAAACTTAAACCGCTTAGTAGAACGGTGTAGGCCAATAAAATGCTTACGAGGGACATAGGGGATCACCACCTGCTTGGGCTGGAGGGCGTCCGATGGCGCTTCTTCGATCATTGATCAATTACCTTAGCGTCATCGCCGGGTTGCGGGCCGCTGATTTGCGACCCATCACCCCAAGAGATATTGATTGGACCTGTGGGATTGATAACTTTGACGCCCCCGGCACCATTCCCCCAGCCGCGCTTGCGTCCTTGGGAGGCCAGAACAAACCGGGCCATACTGTCTTGACGGCCAGGGTCGTTTACGTCGTTCAGAGCATCGTGCACGACTTCTTCAGCACGGTCGACGAGGCCCTCTTTGGCCTCCAAAGTCTCCGCCGAAAGGCGCGGGCTGGCGTCGACAAAACGGCGCAGCCTTTGGGAAGTGACTTTCATTATTTCGGCCGCCTTGGTGATGTTGCCACGGGCCATCCAGATGGCAGTGCGGCACTCTTCGACATCAAGGGGCAGTTCCGTGGGGCGTTCGTCCCACGGGGAGGTTGGCAACGAAACAAGGTCGGCCGGAAGGCCCATTATTCGCCCGATGCTTTGCGCTTCTGGAACTCGTCGAACGCCGTCTTCATGTCGACGTACACCCGACCGATGGCGCGAACGTCGCCCATCGTGATCTTGACGCCGCCCAGACCCCAGCAGACATAGCTGTCGGGGGTGTCGGGGTGGCCGACTTCGATGATCTTGGCGAACTTGTCGAGCGCCGAATGGTAGTCCGGCTCGATCGGGGCTTGGTCCGCCTTGACGGACTTCGCGAGGGCCTTGGCCCGTTCCGCGTCTTCCAGCGCCAGCTTTTCCTGCGCGTCGAGCGCGTCGAGGTCAGCCTCGGTGGGGGTCGGGGACTCTTGGTCCTCCGGCTGCTTCAGGTTGTCCGCGACGACACCGCCGCCAGCAACCTTCGAGGGCGACTCGTTGCCCTTCGTTGCTTCCTTGCCGCCCTCGCCGGGACCTTCGGTATCGGCTGGGGCTTTGTCGTCTTCGGCCTTGGGCACTTATACACCTGTGGGGTTGGAACGTACCCCACAGGTTACCACGCGCGGTGGCCAGCGTCAAGTAGCCTGTGAATAGTAGGTCTTAAAATACCGGCCGCTGGCCTTCTCTTCCTTCGACTCCCTCAACAGCGCCCGCACGTTCTGTTCGATCTGCCACTTGAACTGATAGGTGGCATCGGGATCGGTCCAAGGATCGCTGTTAATTTGGTTCCACATGTCCAACGCGTCGGCGCTCGAGAACTCGTACGGCTGTTCGGCCATGAACAGGCGGATGTGACGCGGGAGCCCATCCCACGCCACCCATTCCGCGTCTACGTCCCGGCGAACTGCGTGGGGACCGCCGCCGTTGTCAGCCATTTTGGGACAGCTGATTGCGGAGAACATAGCCCTCGAGCGCCCAGATTTTCTCGCGAGCGTTCTTCCGAGCGATGGTGCTGCCGATGACCGGGTCGAAGTTTTCCGGCGACGCGGCAGCGCTCTCCCCGGTTACGATGAACCCGTTGGCGAGGGTCAGCGCGCACACGGTGAGTGTTGTGCCGGGGAACACATAGTACGCTTCCGACTTGATCTGCGCGTCGATGTGGTCCGGGGTGATGCGCGGGGCTTTCGGCGGGGTAGCGGCCAGCATTTCGGTAACGGCAGCCGGTTTGCCAGCAATAGAACCGTACCAGCCGGACTGCGGCACCGACCGCATCGGATGGGTTCCAGCCACCGAAAAGTGGAAGGTGCCAATCGTATATTCAAAATAACAAGCTACCTTGCGGCTGTCCGTATCGGCCAGCAGGGCGTTGAACAGATCAACCTGCTGGGGCGAGGCTCTCGACGCGTCACCCCTTGTGATGTCGAGGATAGCCTCTGGGTCGTACGGGCTGTTCAGGTAGTTGCGCAGACGGTTACCAATGAGTTCAAACATTTGGGGCTCCTGTTATCTAGGCCCCAAGTATAACACGGCCCCGCTAGCCGGTCAAGGATAGCGGGGCCATTTAGCAGGCTAGCGAACAAAACTCCTAAAAGTCTTGGTCAGAGCCTTCTTCGAGCGGGTGGCTGGGCTTGCCATCGCGACAAGGTTCGGGGTAGCGGGCTGCTTAGCGAACAGCGGCTTTCCCGACTTGGTAGTCACGGTCGGCGGGGTAGTCACCGCCGACTTGCCCCCGGTGTAAGGTCCCATCGGGCCTTTCATTTAGGCGAACGCCAGACCGGTCGCCGCCGAGATCAGCTGTCCGGCTGTCACCGGGATCAGGGTCGGCGTGTTGGCCGGGATGCTGAAGCCCGCAGTCTGGGCCGCCGATGCGTCGTAGGTGGTTCCGGCGTCCCCGGCCGGGGCAACGCTGACCACCAGTTCCACATCCGAGGTAATACGGGCGTGGAACGACGTATACCCGGCAACGTTCGCCGGAACAGTCACGCGGCCCGCCCCGGTGAGGGCGGTTCCGGTAACGGCCTTGGTGACCGGGGCGTGATCGGGCAGAGACAGGATGTTCTGCGTACCATTGGAGTCGCGCGACCGCAGCCGGACGAACTCCACTCGCATTTTCGATGCCATTCGTAGACACTCCTTATCCGCCACGGTCCATCCGCAGGCGGTATAGGAATATTACCACACCGAAAAGGGGTGGTCAAGGGTATGGCGGAATACAGAAGGACCCCGCAACCGGGGGGTGTGGTTGCAGGGTCCAGTTAACAATATAGGCCGTCAACAAAGGGTGGCGGTAAGTTGGCATGGGATGACCGCCACTCTCTATCCTACCACGCGCGGGGGTGCTAGTCAACCCCGCTTCAACGCTCCGGTAACATAGTGTAGTGTTTGTCGAATTCCTCGGCCTTCATCCACCGCACCGTCTTGCCGTCCCAGTCGCGATAGGCATATCCGGAACGTACCTCCTGCTCGGTGCGGGCGGCGATGGTCTTCGCTGCGAGGGTCAGGCCGGTTCCGTCCTTGTCCTTGACGGACGCGGTGCCATCGGGGAGGAATACCGCGTCCCAGCAACGGATGGCGACGACCACGCGGTGGCATTGATATTGACGCATCAGACGACGAGCCAGTCCTTCGACAAGACGTCGGTCTGGGAAGCCACCCACGGTACCCTGTCACCCTGCGCGGTGTTCATGAAGATGTAGGGCAGGTTCATCTTGGAGCGGGTGTCCGGCACCTGCAGTTCGAGCGACATGTTATTGCCGTTCCAGCCCGTGCGGGCAACCTTCTTGTCGTGCTCCAAGGCATAAAGTGCGTCACCGAAATTCATCGAAAAGCTCCTGTTAATGTTGGCGGGGAACCCCGCACGCGGCCCTCTGTGTCGGCCTTAGTGTTTCACTGCCTAGGGCAGTTGAAGTAACTGGCTAGTGGCAACCGCGTGCGGGGTATAAGGACCTCGGACTACCCGATTGGATACGGACTTAGCCGTGCCACTGCAAACCACCTAGGTGATTGAGGAGGCCCGGTCCTTGGCCCCCCAGCGTACCAAGAGTGTACCATGCGGGCGGCAGCGCGTCAAGGGGTAAAAGAACACGCGCGCACGTACGTGGAAGCATCGCAGCAGAGTGCGGGGGACGTCGAACGTGGAGGCGTTGTGACAACGTTTCGGGGATGTGTCGCTGCGACGAAGCATACCCCCTGGGTTCCGCGCTAACATGGCAGGTAGGGGGAGCTCCGAGAAACTCCGAAGCGACTCCGGGTCTCCGCCGCGAAGCGCTTGGCTGCGGCGAAGCCGAGCAGAAGAGCGTGAAACGCTTCACATTTAGGAAGCGCTTCCATTTTGTTTCACGTGGAACACAGCTGCGCCCCGGCTGTGAACCGGGGCGCTGTGGTCGCGGGCTGCGCGGATTAGCGCTGGTGTTTGGCAATCCACGTCTTCGGGGCGGGCAGCGCCGCCTCATCGGGCAGCAGGAGTTCGCCAGCCTCGGCCACGATGCGGGCCAGTGCCAAACGCCCCGTCATCCGGAGGCGACCCTGCCAGCCTTTGGTGGTCCGGTTCCAGTGGCTGTGCTTGACGCCGTTCGCGTCGAGGATCGCCTCGAAGCTCGGCACCACGAGTTTGGCCTTCTCGTCCAGCGTCCGCTTCATGAGCTCGATGGCGAGCCAATCGGAAGTGGAGCGGGCCAGCGCCTTGCGGGGAACGCCCTTCGGGCGGCGGGTCATCGTGGACTCGCGCTGGGCGTAGCTCGCCTTGTAGGCAGAGCCCACGACGCTGCGCGGGCTGTCGATCATCGCGGCGGCTTCAATCTCGATTTCGTCGGTCATTTCGGTGTTCCTCTGTTCCGGTCCCTATCGACCGTAACCTTATCTTACCACGTGGCGAGGCAGCTGTCAATACCCCTTCATCATGTTCTCGTTGCATGGTTGCCATGCACAAAAGACATTGACAACGTCGCTCCGGCGTGGTAAGATGAGGAATAGGCAAACAGGAGAATACGAAATGACGAAGTGGGTGGAACTGGTGAACGGCCTCGACGCAGCAATTGCAGCCGCTAGGGCAAACGACTACGCGGCGTGGGAGCCGGCGTTCGAGGCGGCAGTGTTCGAAGTCTGCGCCGAGTACGAGGATCAGGGGCTCGACGCAGACGAGATGGGCCTCACCTACTGGTTCCAGCAGGCGGAAGATCAGGCCGAGAGCGTGGAACTCGGCCACCCCGACGACGCGGTCAACTGCTGGAAGTACGCGGCGGAGTCGCTGGTTGTGGCCCGCGCCATCGTTAGCTACCAAGTCCACGACTAACCCGTTCCACGTGAAACCCAGCCGCGCGGCGACCCAGCTGCGCGGCATTCGCGTATGTGAAGCCTTTCCATTACCGAGCACGAAGCGCTTCTGGTATCGACGAACATAGATGAGCCGCCCCACCGAAAGCAGGGCGGCCATGGCTGGGTAGTGAAGCCGTTAGGCCAGCATCGCGTAGGTGAACAGCATCAGCGCTACGGCGATGCCGAGCACGTTGAACAGGACGAAGCCGCCCATCACTGTTCCTCCTCGTCGGTCGTGGCACCCGGATGGTCGACCTGCCATTCCACGATGGCTTCCTCGACCAGCGTGTCAATGAGTTCGCGCATCCGGTCCACGTTGTCCGTGCCGTTCAGGTACCACTCGCTCATCGCGGCCCTAACTGCTTCGTTGATCGTGTTCATCGTCGTTCTCCTGTTCCGATACACCACTATACCACGAGGCGGCGGTGTTGTCAAGTAGGCTTCCGCCCCTCACCACCCCCACCAGAAGGAGAGGCGGAAGGGGGAACGCGAACGACCCAGCGGCCACACGAACCACGGGCGAACGCCCCACGCCCACGAAAGCAGGGGCGAGGCAACGAGGAACCACAACGGCGCGGGAAGCACCGACCACGGGAACACCGAGACACGGAAGCGGAGGAAATCAGCGAAGCGAAGCACGGCAGTCTCCTTTGTTGACTGCCCACCCTACCACACCGGTTCAGCGTTGTCAATGGGGCTTCCAGCAGCTTCGCTGCGATGCAGAAAGGCTTCCATGAGGCGGCACCGAAAAGCTTCCATGAGGCGGCACCGAAAAGCAGACCAGAAGCTCCCCTACATACGCCTACCCCCCCTCCACCGGGATGCTACGTACGACACCTTTGAGCTCCCCGGCCCGCCCCCCGCCGCCGC